TGGGAATGAGCGGGTTGTTCCCGGCCATATGATGCGAACTGCGCCGACACCGCCGGGAAAGGACTGATTTATTACGTCAGAATAGCCGCCGCCACCGCCGTATGTTCCGCCAGTTTGAGTAGCGTCCCCGCCGCCAGAACCGCCCTTACCATAAACGCCCGGCGGGCCACCCGCATCAAAGGTGCCCCCGGCTCCATTAGAGCCTTGTCCTAATAAGCCAACGCCGCCGCCACCTGCATTGAAAAAATAGCCACCGGCGTCGTAGCGGCCACCACCACCACCACCACCACCAGCACCAGCACTACTAGTACCGCCGCCATTACCTGAATAGCCGCCAGCGCCACCGCCACCAGTGCCACCAGTACCGCCGTTTCCACCACCATCACCGGTGAATGTACCAGCAGTGTTCGTAGCCCCTTGGACGCCGCCGCCGCCGCCGCCTTTAACTACAGATGTGGATACGAAAAATGAATTTCCGCCAGCGTTGGTGCCACCAAAGCCACCATAAGCGCCAGCAGCGCCAACTGTAACTGTGTAAGATGCTCCGGGAGTAACTGTATAGTTATTTATGTAGCCTAGGCCGCCCCCACCGCCAGAAGCCCAATCATAATTACCAGCTCCGCCACCACCAACAGCGACAACAGAAACTGATGTAACACCAGCAGGGGCGACCCAAGAATATGTACCGGCGGTTGTGTAGGCTTGCTGATCTTCAGGTATGCCGCCGCTCATCACCAGAGCTTGTTGATTCGCGCCCATATCAAGTCAGTCCTGTTCCAGAAATGATCCACTCAGTCGATGTTACTTTGATCGCCGTGGCGATACCATTCGCCGCAAGTGTTCTGGAACCCGTAGTACCGGCACCCGCCAAACGCATGGTGTCAGAGGTAATTGCGATTGTGATAACGCCTGCGCTGTTTTGATTGATAAAAGTGATCGCAGTGCCAATTACATAAGCAACTGACCCGTTAGCGGGGATTGTGAATGTTCGCGCTGTGGTGTCCGCAGACGGGTGAAAAATATGCTTCCCTGCATCGGCTAGAACCAAAGTGTAGGCTGCACTTTGGCTGTTTTGTGGAATGTTGCGAAAACCGACAGCGTTTGTGCCATCTACGGTCAGCGTGTTATCTGCGCCGCTAATCGTCTTGTTCGTCAGCGTCTGCGTTGCAGTCGTGCCAACCACGCCTGTCAGCGTGTTGTCAGCATAGGCAATCGTCTTGTTGGTCAGGGTCTGCGTACCCGTCAAAGTGACCGCCGCGCTTGAGTCCTGCTTCGTCGAAATAGCCGTGGCGATGTTGTTGAACTCGGTGTCGATCTCAGTGCCTTTGACAATCTTCGCGGGGTTGCCCGAGGAAAGATTGTCCTTAGTTGCGAAGTTGGTGCTTTTTACGTAATCGCTCATGATAGCTTCCCGTTCTTGGCTTGAATTTCGATCTTTTGAATAGACAGTTGCGAGCCATCAATGTCCGATTCATACCCAGTTTGGACAACTTTACCCGCCCCGCTTGCCGATACATTTAGCGTGTTCAGCGCAATGCCGTCGGAATACTGAGCAACTGGTACTGCGTTCGCGCCGTATTCAGCGATGCCGTACTCCGACACGCCTTGTATCGGAATTGTGGACGTAGAACTCAAGTAGTTGGTCTTGAAGTCAAACCCCCACTTGAAGATAACGGGCTGGTTTGTGCCGCCAATTACCACCACCGAAATCTTCTTCAAGATTGATGTTCGGTTAATGTCGCCCAAGTCAGCGTGGTTGGTGTAGTACTGGAACCGATAGCTTGACTCGTAGTCTTGATACCCGGTGTAATCCCCGATGTAGCCGTTTTTGCCGATGTAGACGCTGCCGTCGCGCAGCGCATAGAGCGCGGTCGGCTGAATTGAGTCCCAAGTTGTGACCCTGGACGAGCCGTCTTGCAGCATGATCTTGGTATCAAAGCAATAGACCGACTGCGTAAAAGGCATGGTCAGAAGGTAGAAGCCCTCTCGCTCGGAATACACCGACTTGATGTTGGCCAGCGTCTGCACACCAACGTCGGTCATCAAGTCGTTACGGACGTTCTTGGACAAATCGCGCTCCGGCGCAGACTTCTCTTGGATCGTGCGCATTAACGAGCGCACGCCCGAGTTGGACAAGAAGATCACGTCCGAGCTGGTGGTCTGCACGCTGTCGCGGGCCAAGCAGCCAATGCCGCCAACCGTGTCGGACAAAAACATCGTGGAAGGTGTTGTTGCGCCTTGGTAGACCAGAATCTGGCGCTTACCAAAGATGAACAGAAACCCGTTGTGCGCAGCCAGGCCCTGCACCTCATCAGCGCCGTTTGGCCACACTCTTGTCGTGTCCAAGGTGCCAGTGGTGCCGCCTGACCAAACATGGCCTGCAATCAGGTCAGAGAAGGACACGGTAACCTTGTCGGTGCTGGAGCTGGCCACCCACAGGCGACCGTAAGCAGACAGCGCGATGTTGGCGCTAGGCACCGTGCCGACGTAGCCTGATTTCTCGCTCACGCGGCGATAGGTCGTCGTGCTGATAGTGGGGTCGTAGATCAGCGGGTCGTGGCCGGTCTGGAAGAAGTAGGTAATGCCGTTAAGCGATACCACCGACCAGTTGCTGGCTGTGATGGTCGGGCCAGTACCCCCGCCCCCGTAGGTCAACTCGGTCACCACATTGGATGCGCCGAGTTTGAACAGCTTGTTGTTGCCCGCAAACAGAACGGTCAAAGTGCCGTCCGGCTGCACCAATTCGTGGATCACGCCCACATCGTTGGCCCCGAGGTTGCCAGACGCTGCGTTGACCCGTGTCCAGCCCTTACGAGCGCCAATGCGACCGTACTGGTCGATCACGCAATTCGTTGCCACCAAAGCAAAGCCAGACGCAAGATCAAGAGGCGAGTCTTGCGTGTTCAGCCCGTAAAAGCCGGGGGCTGAGATGCTGGCAATTTGAATGGCTTGGCTCATATCGCTACAAACTCCTGCGCCTCTGGGTAGCGTGTGCCCTCCAGCGCAATGTAGTCGGCCAGCATCGAACGGTACAACTGAAACGCCTCAGACGAGTTCAAACCGCCGTCCTCACCACGCTCAACCAAGGCGCGAGAGTAAGCATTTTGCACGACCAGCACGTCAGGCACCTTGACCAGCGTATTGTCAGACGACAGCGTGGCTTGGGGCACAGTCAGTGAAAAGGGAAGGACGTAGACGTTATCTGGACGGGCATACAGCACCACCTTGGTGTCACCGTTGTTGTCCACGCCGTCAAAGCTGTAGTACTCAGGGATGCCGCTGATCGCGGGCACCAGGTTCTGAAAACGGTTCATCTGCACGAAGCTGATGTTCTGCATTCCGACATTTGATGTGACGTTGATCACATCCATGACTTGAAACTTCTGGCCAGCGCCCGTCAAAGAGTATATGTAGGTGCCCGGCGTTGTGGTGATCGTCACCGTCTGGCCGAGCACGTTCCAGCCGTAGGCATCTTCAATCTGGCGTTTGGCATCGTTGACAAACTTGCCAATCAGACTGGAGTACGATGTCTCGCTGGCAGTGGAGACTTGTTCCTCGCGCAAGCGCACCAGAACATCATTGACAAGTTCGAGGTAGGTCATTGGCGTGTCAATCCGATTTGTTCAAAGGTTGCGATGATCGCAAACGAGCTGGCGGCCTCTGGCGTGACGCGCAGTTGGTCGCCTTCCTCGAAAACGACATAGGCGTTGTCAAACTGCGTGTACGACTTGGATGTGTACGTCACTGCTGTCAAGATGTCGATGGAAGTTGCTGCGCTGGCGTCGTACCACTGCACCGTCAAATGCTTGCTGCCGCCGCCAGTGTTGTGAACGTACAGCAGATTGAACAGCGCGTAGTAACCCGTCGGCACGGTATAGACCGTGGTGGTCGTCCCAGCAGTGGGGTTGATGCCAACGGATATGGGTCTCATTTCTTAGGCTTCGCAGTTTTAGCCGCCGCTTTAAAGGCAGCAGCGGTTGGAGCACCCTTGGCGCCGGGCTTGCGCATCTTTTCGCCAGAACCAGATTTTATACGGTCTTTCTTGGCTGCAATGTTGGCATAGAGGCCGGGCTTCATCAGTAGCCTTTTTTGGCTTTGTTGGTCGCCGTGCGAGAGCCACGAACTGGCATGGACTTGACGGGCTTGCCCGTCTTCATCGACATGTCTTTGGCTTCTTTTTTGCCCTTGGGTGTGTAGGCAAACTTTTTTGTTCCGACCATTGGCATGATGTGCTCCTTAGATGGTTACTGGTACTGCCTTGCGAGGACGGCCCATGCGCTTTACAGGCATAGCGGGCGTCATCGGTAATTCTTTGCTGGCCTCTTGGATTGGCACCAGCTCGCCTTGCTCATCGACCAAAACGTAGCCACCGTGGCCGCGCATTGAGTCAATGTCGTGCTGCAAAGTGAACGTCACCGTATTACCACTTGCCAAACAACGATATGTAGCCATGATTTTCTTTCTGTAGAAAGGGGGACCGAAGTCCCCCTGTCGTTTAGACCATGCGAGCCACTACAACGCGGAGCGTTGAAGAAGCCAAGTCAACGGTCGAGCCAGACTCGTTTTGAACACGGAATTTGACGGTATCTGCTGCCGACACGTAGCCGGTAACGGTCAAGCCAACCAAATCCACGCCCAAAGACGCGCCGATAACCATATCACCCAAGGCAACGCCGGGGATTGTGATGTCGTCAGTCTCGCCAGCGGCGTCGACCAAGGA